GAGTTCCTATCCCCCGAGTTCCTATCCCCCGAGTTACAATCCCCCGAGTTCCTATTCCCCGAGTTCCTATCCCCCGAGTTCCATAGATTCTGTTTCTCTTCGCCTACTATCTCCCTCAGAATGGTTATGGAATTAGTTCCGAACTTACCACCATCGCCTATCACATCATCGCCCGATATGACCTCGCAGATGCGGGAGTCAGCAAGCTTATAATTGCTACACTTCTCTATTTCGTGCAATTCACGGCAGAAATGAAACACCGTATCTGTGCACAACTCCATGTCCTCCTTCTTTGTGTCCTTCGTGTAGGTCTTGCCGACCTCGAACTGGAATCCTCTGCATTTCAGTTCAGAATCAAATGCCTTGTATCCTATCATTTTTTTACAATTTTTAAGTTAAACATTCATTCGTGCGATGGACGGGAGTCGAACCCGACTAATGGCGTTCAAGCAGTGAAGTCAAGGATGTAACGATTAGTTTCCGAGATTACCGAAATCGGTTGTGAATATTGGTTATCTATTGGTTACGATTGCAAACGCATCCGCCTCCTTCCCCGCTCTCTTGCGGGGCATCGCTAAGTGGAGAAGGGCGGATTCGAACCGCCAGCGTGCCAAGTCTTACCTTTTCCTTACCCTCTTCGGACTACCTCCCCATGTTGCCCTTCCTACCTTCGCAGGCGGTTGGGGCTAGAACTAGATTTATGCTAATGTCTGTGAATAAATAATAACAATCTCTTTTGCCGTTCGGCTCTCTCGCCGTGGCATTGTGGGAGGCGAGGGAATCGAACCCCCGAAGGACGCTCCGAGCCATTCTCGGCAGACCTCCCGTGTGGCGGTCTTTCTCACCCTCTCGGACTTCTTACCGCCTTGCGAAGCGGTCTATCAGGCAACTTCATACATGCACCTCCTCGTCGAATCTCAAGTCTTGAACCGCCGCGATGATTCCGTCGTACTCCCTCGGACTCATCGCACCCTCGTCAGTCATCCTCTTGAAGAAGTCGTACCATCCCTTATCGGATGTTCGACCCCAATTATCCTTAATAGCCTCCCAAAATTTGATATTTTCCGATAGTTCCTCTATCAACTGCTCCATTTCGATGGAGTCAAGTCTTAAAATCAATTCCGCTATTCCCATATCAATTATTTTTTAGTCAGTTATTTGATTATCCGCACCTTCCGTACACCTCGAGGTCGTCCTGATAATCGAGTGTCATCGTGTCCTCGAACACGTCCTCCTCCTCGTATGCGACCGTATCGTCGTCCACGCTCTCGTAGACGGTAAGGCGTGTGATGTAGCCGTACACCTTGCACTCGTAAGAACCGATACCGACGCTCCTCCCATCCGAGACGCACACGGACATCTCAGCGTCCCAAGTGTTATCGTTAGCGATATGGAGATAATCCTCCACATCCTCGCCCTCCGCCATCAGTCCGCGGAGGATGTCCATCGCCTCCTCCTTGGCTTCTTTTATCCTTGTTGCTAAGTCTTTCATATCACTACATGTTAAGTCGTTTATCACACAATGCAAATATAAACATTAATATTTAATTTGCAAAGTATTTCTAATATTTTTTTCACACATTATCCGCAAGTATTTGACTTTTAGTTAATTAATTTTACTACTTGTTAGATATTGTTTTTTTGATAGTTTATTAACGATTTCTTTCTCTTATGGATTTTATATTTGTTCTTCGTAATTCTTTGCCGTTTTATTTTCGATTTAAGGCACTTTTACACCATCGGATGATAACTTATACCATAACGCACCCAAAAACGCGACAGAGGGGCAGAAAAGTGGCAAATTCGGAATTATACGCCGAACGATTGCCTGTACAATTTCCGTAAAACGATTTTTTGCGGTTCGGTAAGCGCGTTCACATCCTCCTTCCTCGCAAGATATATCACTCCGTCTATCTTCGTTATTGGGTAGTACTCCGCCATCACCTCGTCCGTGGGTCTCGTGTTAAACATCCTTCCGCTGTACAGCTTCACGATGCCGTTAGGCGAAGAGAGCACGTCGGAAATCTTCACCTTCCCATATCTGTGCGTCCTGATGACGTACGTAATCATGTCCGTCACCTGCCCGAGCGTGTACCCGAAGTCGTTGAAGGCGAGGATTATTTCGGCGACGAAGCCGTCGTTCACGTTGTCGAATGCGTTCTGCAACCTGCTCACCTGGTTCACGAGTTGTTCCCTCTTCGGCTTGCCGTCCGTGTAGGTCGTGACGGAAGCCACCCCGTCCTTCGGTCTCTCGACCAGAAGGTTCTCGATTTTGACTATCTCTTTCGTCTCCATGTCTTATTTTTTTTTGTTTGTTAATCTTTTCTGCAATACATGTCCATCAGTTTCATGACGGCGGGCGAGAACTCGCCGACCTTCTTTTCCTTCCTCTCATTCTTCGCTTGCTTGATTTTCACCCGCATTAGGTTCACGAAGTGTCGCTGGATGTCCCGCATGTCCTTCCGCACGATGCCCTGCAGGCGCAACTCGTCAACATACTGCGAGTACATCCACGGCAGGTCTTCCATTGCGCATCCGAGTTGTCGACACACCGTCTCCTTCCATTCCGTACTCGTCTCTGTGATCAGCCATGCGCCAACTTCTTCGGTTGGGATGAATGTCGGGAGTGAGAACTTCACGCCCGCGCGCGCGGCTTCGCCGTTTTCCGAAGGGATATTTTTTTCTTCAAAAATTTTTAGCGGTTGTTTTTCTTCGTCGACGACGACGACTTTTTCTTTTTTTTCTTTTTCATCATCATCATAATAACATTCTTTCTTTCTTTCTTTCTTACATTCTTCTCTATTAATAATAAATAAGCACTGTTTGTTATTTGTTTGTTGTTTGTTTGTTATTTGTTTGTTATTTGTTTGTTGCTCGCTTTCGTTTTCAAGCATATAACTTTCACATTCATAATCGTTTACATTAGCATTTTTGTTTGTTATTTGTTTGTTGCTTTGTTTGTTATTTGTTTGTTGTTTGTTTGTTATTTGTTGTTGCCTACTTTTGTGTTCAAGTTGGTAACTTTCATATTTACAGACGTTTATAATCGTAAATTTGTTTGTTGAATTTTTGGTTATTTCGCCCGTTCTTGTCAGTTTATCCACGGCAGTCCTGAATTGTTGCACGCTAATACCGAGTTCATGAGCCGTCTCCTCTGTTCTGCATACGAGAGAGCCAACCCCTATGTCGTAACCTCTGTAGCGCGTCGGCTTGAAGTTCGCATTAAGGATGAAGTGTAGCATCACGGACTTCACTACTGAATCCGAGTACCACTCCCATCCAATCATCTGTCTGCTAATCTTAACCCAGCCTTCTATACTTTCCATTATCGTTGGATTTTTTGGTTCATTAACTCCTTCTCCTTCAGCAATGCCTCAAGTTGCGCCCTGCACTGGCGTATGGATTCGTCGATGTTCCACTCGCTCGGCTTCTCGCCCATGCGCATGAGACGCAGTTGCACCTGCTTGACATACGAATCGATCGTCTTGTACTTCCATTCGACTATCTCACGCATGAACTCCTTAGCCTCGCCCTCGGGCATAGAGTCCATGTCGTCCTTGTGCTTGCAATAGAACGCCACCATGTCGAAGAACTGCCGTGCCTTGCTAACTTCCGCCATATCTACCTCACTCTGAATGTTCGACTCACCTTCGTGTTGACGAGGTACTTCGTGTAGATGTCGGGATAGTCGAGGGAGAAACGCTTCTCGTCGAATGTTGTGCGGGTCGATTCCTTCCACGTGAGCAACGTGTCGCCCATGTTGTTCACCACCTTGTCGCTCGCCCCCATCGCCTTCTTTATCTTGTCCTCGTACTCCTTCACGATGTCCTCGGCGTTCTTCTTGTCAACCTTCGCCCGCTTGAGCTGATAGATGTCCTCCATCATGTCTATGTCGGCGACTATCTCCGTGCCGTCCGAATGTTTGTACTTGAGTTTCACATCCTCTGCGTCCGTCATGTCGGGCTCGATGCCCTCGACGATGTTCCTGCGCCAAAACTCGCAGACCTTTTCCTTGATGAAGGCGAATAGTTCGGGGTCGAAGTCTATGCACTTGTAGCCGAACTCACGACCTTGAGTGAGCCACGCTATCGCGCCCTTCTCTATGCGGTTCACCCCAAGTTGGTATATGGTCTGCAAGTACCAGTACCTCGGTATGTCGTCCTCGTCCACGCTCCTCTGCGTCGTCTTGCATTCGAGGATGCGCTTGTCGCCTCCGCCTATACGGAAGTATCTGTCGGGCGACACCTGCATGAACGGGTTCTCAGTGTCACGCACGATGAAGTCGCCCGCCGAGTTCTTCTGTATCACCGCTCCCGTCTCGTCGGCGAAGAACTGCGCCACGGCTGGCTCTAAATAGTGCCCCGCCTTCATCAGAAAATTCTCCTCCTCTGGTTGCTCTTCGCCCCTTTTCCTCAGCCATAGGCGATATGGTGTATCGTACCGGTTCACTCCGAGGATGGTCGCCACCTCGGACGAGCCTATTCCGCCACGACGAATGGATAACCACTCGTCGTGCGTCTTAGGTCTTATGATTTCAAATGCTTTTGTCATTTATTCTGATTTTTAAGCGATTCTTCAATCTTCGCCTCCGCCTCTGTCTTAACCGCCTTGGCCTCCGCCTCTTTCCTCTTCTGCTCTACAACATCTGTAATAGCATTTTTTGCTGTCGTGTCGCCCTCTTTGATTGCCTGCACGATGCCGAGCAATGTTGCGATGTCGTCTGTGTCCATTTCCTCCACCTTTGTCTTTCCGAGGAACTCGAGCAAATCAGCCTTCAACACTCCAGCCTTTACGAAGAATTCGACTGCTCCGTTGCGTCTCTTCTCCAATGTAGCCGCATTGCCGAGCGATACTTGCTTAACACGCTCCATGATTCGGTGCGTGTATGCCTTCGGAACGACCTTCAGAACCGCATTACGGAATGCGATGGAGCAAGCGGCGTTACCTGTCACCACTTGCATGTCCTCGTTGAAGGTTCTGCCTTGTTTGTCGGTTATCTTGCGTTTAACCTCCGTCATGATAGCGACGTTGGTTTCCAAATCGTGACATACCGCTTGAGCTGTCAGCACCTTGCCGTCGTTCGCTACGATACGGGACTGACACCTCATATTACCCCATGAATTCGCAATGATTTCCGCCATCCTGACGCTGATGCCTTCGATGAAACTTCCTGCCCTCGGAAGCTTGTAAAAGCACTCCATGGCCGTTTCTTCGTCCATCGTGGCGTATGTTTCGATGTTCTTGAGCACCTGCGCAAGGTCACGTGGATATGACTTTGCTGTTGAAATCTGAACATCGATTTGCGCTTTTGTTTCTGCGAGCACAATGTCGCTCGCCTTCAATTCCATGATTTGATTTTCCATTTTTTCGGATTTATTTAGTTAAACAATACAAATTCGCCTTATTTTTCATCTCTTCGTTCGTCGGCACTCTGTCGCGTAGCATCCAGTCCTCTATCTCCGATTTCTTGAAGAAGAGTAGTTTACCCTTCTTGTAGTGCGGGATATCCTTGTCGCAGGCGAGATGACGAACCCTGCTTTCGGATATGCCGAGCATCAAGGCGCACTCCCCCGCGTTAAGCACCTGCTTCGCGCTGATGATTAGGAGCTTCTCGATGCGCTCTATCCTTTCTTCAATCCCTACTTTCATACCAGTATTCGTCAAGTTTGAAAGCGCAGAAGCACAATAAACCACCAATGGATTTCGTCAACACGAATGTCGATATCCACTTTGTGAAGTCAGCCTCCATTGTCTCGTCTGGCTGACAGAAGACGAGACCTGCCCCGATGCACGCTAATATCAGAATTATCGCTCTTTTCATTTCACTTCTTTTTTTGGTGGAAATAACTCTTGCGCAGACAACCCGAAGTGCTGCGCTATCACTTCTTTTTCGAGTCTGTGAGGCTCTTGCGCTCCACATACCCACATCTTTACCGTGTTTTCGCTCTTCTTTGTGAGGGCGGCGATTCTCACGATAAATGCTTGTGCTGGAGTTGGCTTCGCCTTCTCCCTCTCATATATGTCCGTGAACTTCATATTTATTAAGTATGTTTGTAATATTTTTTTACTACCTTTGCAAAGTCTTTTGTTATTGCAAATATAATAAGTGTTTACTTATAAAACAAGAAATTTTATAAGTATTTTATAACTTTTTACTATTTTTTTCATAATCAAAAACTTATAATTATGAACGAAGAAAATTTGAAAAGGTTGAAATCATGGATGTCCGAGAACAAACATTCCCAGCAAGAGATCGCGGATAGAATGGGAGTATCGCAGGCGTATGTGAATCAACTTCTTAACGGTCTGTCGAAGTTTGGAAAGAGAACGGCACTGACATGGAGGGATGAGTTTGGGTTTAATCCCAAATGGCTACTCTACGAAGAAGAACCGATGTTCACCTACGAGGAGGAAGACCCCGAACATATAAGTAAGAACTTATACAATAATAAGAGCGATGAGAATCTATTTAAACAAGTGAAGGTAGCACCGCTCGTTCCTATCGACATAACGAGGCAACAGAATGTAAGGGTGTGGGACTATATGAATAGACACAAAGATGTATATGACACAATCCCCGACCGCTTGATGCCGAATTTCGACCTGATTCACACCGTGCGGAGCAATGTGTTAGCCCCCGCGATAGAGAAGGGCGATGTATTGTTCCTCCAACATCTCGAACTATCGACCGATAGCGTGGTGAACGGGCATATCTACTTTATAGATACCAAGAAGAACGGTATCGTGATAAAGAAGGTTTATATAAACGACGGGAAACTGCAATGCTTCTCGCTAAACGGAAAGATAGCCGTCAAATCGTTCGATTTAGATGATATATACGACATCTTCTCCGTCGTCGCCCTGCTGAAGTTCTCGATATACAACAACGACAACACGGAGAGCAAGGAAAGGATGATCGACAAGATGATAGACTCGAACCACGAGATAGTGAGCCAAAACGGCGCGCTGATACAAGGCTTGTCGGCGCACATGGAGGAAATCACAGCACAACGTAAACTTATAGAAAGATTGATAAAATGAGCAAGAGAAGGGTATATACGAGCGACACGCTCGCTATAATGGACAGATACTTCCACGCCATAGAGGTATGCCGTGAGCGTGGTCTACTGAAGAGCATGTCGGACTATTTCCGTGAGTGCGACATCGATTCGCCTCACTTCTACACACAACGCAACGACCGAAATAGGGGGTTCTTCGAGGTTGGTTGGCTCGTTCCGCTTATCCGCGACTGCCACGTGTCGTCGTATTGGCTGATGACTGGCATAGGTGATATGTTCTAAGATTTTATATATTTGTGGAATTTACAACTAATTTTTAAGCGTATGAAAAAGATTTTATTCTGCTTGATGTGCGTCTTAGTGGTCGCATTCAACTTCGCTTCGTGCGAGAAGGACAAGGATGAGGATTCGCAATCCGAGCCGTGCGGTGGCGATTCGTGCCTCGTCAGCACCTGCAAGAACCACCCAGCTACGGATTGGGTGTGGGAGCATTGCTATGACTATGCGATGACACCGACTGGCATACTATCGGGAAGGAAGCCGAAGTTCTACTATCGTGAGAATCTCACGCAGATGAATAACTGCGAATGGTCGTATAACACCGTCTATGGAGGTTACAACGAGCGAATCATACACGAATACGATATTTGGAATCGGAAGTAAAAAAGCGAAGGGAGAGTCAAGCGATTCTCCCTTTTTTAATTCCTATTTTTACACCTCGGGCAGAACAGCATCGAAGTCGCCGTGAACATGTTGCGGGCGATTTCCCCTTGCAGGTAGGAAGCCTCCTCGCTGGTCGGGTCTACATCGTAGTACTCGCAGATGTGGTCTGTCACGTGCCTTAGTTCGTGTTGCACGGTGTCGTACGCCTGCCCCGCGTCCGTCGATTCGCCAACGAAAACCACGGAGAGGTGGTCTTTGAAGTTCGTGAACGTGAAGCCCGTGTTCCGCCTCGACAGAACCATGCAAGCCTCCCGAGCCTTGAAGTCGGGACAACCAGAAGCGAGTAGCGTCTTGTAGACCTCGCCGAGTTCCTCCTCCGTGTGCACATCGTAGTAGCACATCACGTACCAGTCGCGGTCGCCTATGTGGAATCCTTGGCTAATCATAGCATCTTCTCCCAATAGATTGGAACACCCTCACGCATCATCTTCGCCTCGAAGCAGTCGAGAACAGCCTCGGGACAACCGTCGGGGTCTGTCAGAGTCTCCGCAACGAACAACGCCCTGCGCTTGTCATCATCGCACGTCTTAGGGTAGTCTGCTACTGCCATGTTGAAAAGATAGAGTGCGGTGTATTCCATTGCTTCAGGTAAGTCCGCATCGATTGCTTTCAGCGCCTCCATCATCTCACTCATTGTGCGTGGGATGATTGGTTTAGGCTCGCCCGTAGCCTTGTCTCTCACTTTCATTCGGTTGATTGCCCATTCCGCCAGCTTCTTGCTGAACAGCCCGTGATTCTCGTCCTCGTACATCCTTCTGCCGTCTGATATGTATTGTCTCATATTGTCTGTCGTTTTGGTTGTCGTTTAATGTCGTTATAATGTCGTTTAAAACTTTCGGCGGAAATGTTGGGGGGAATAAACGATAAAAATTTTATGGTTTTCTCCCCCAACTTTTCTCTTACATGAATCGACCTCGGGAGTCCCTGCTCCTGCGGTAGCCTTCAGCCTCGTCCTCGGCGTCCTCCCATCCGTGCTTGTATCCACTTCGGTAGCCGTCCTCGAACGTGCGACCGCCCGATGTCTCGGAACTCCTTCCGCCCTTGTGAGCGGTCATTCGGTCACGCATCTGCGAGCGCATCTCCTCGGAGTCTCCGCCCTTCTTGTCGTCGATGAATATCCATCCCATAGTAGTCGTGATTTTATCACGGATTCCCCCTCTTCGGTATCGGTGAGTCCAGTTTCTGCAATATGTTGAGGATGCTATCGAGTTTTCGCTCCTGCTCGCCTACGTGGTCTTGCAGTTCCTTGATGATTCGTGCCTGCCTCTTACCCTCCGCATAGGAAGGGTTGAGCGTCTCCTTCATCTTCTCGCCCTCCTCCTCGACCGCTTCATGATAGTCCATCATGCCACGCGCCTTTCGTGACACGTGCATCATCGAATCTATTTCCTGCAACGTCGCTTCACGGGAGCAACTCACGAAGGTGTTTCCCCCGTTGTATGTCGTGCTTTCGCCCGTTGTGGGCAAGTTATTGAACGGAACGTCCGAACCGTCCATGCTGACGACAATATCAAGCACCATTCCCGCTTGTATGAGGTTCGGAGTGTGCGTAGGATATGCGGAACGTGGCTCGTTCTTGCTCTTTACAGAGCCGATTTGCATTTTCGGTCGCGTCCCACCTTTTGTTATTACATAAATAGGGCTTCCGACCGCCAAAGAGTTGAAATCCATAAAGTTAGTTAAAATTGTTAAAGAAATACTTTAATTAGAAATAGCCTTTTGTCTGATTTTCAACTACTTGATAAGTAGCGTAAATTAAACAAAACTTTAAGCCGTCGTTCCTCCCGTGGTTGTCGCAGGCGTGAGAGCCGTTGAGATTCTGTCCACGATGTTATCGGCTACCGCGTTCGCCCAAATGGTCGGCACCGCCGTCATGCTGTTGTTAGGCAGCGTGATCGTGGATGGTTGACAACGCTTAATGGCGTCAACCTCGGAACGAATGCCAGCAAGTTGAGCCGTCAACGGATTAACAGCCTGCGCTATCATCATGCCGATGGCGTTGTTTTGGTTAGCTTGGGAGATTTCCCCGCTGAGCCTTGTGTTCTCGGCACGGCTTGCGTCGAGTTTGTCTTGCAGGTTCTGAGTCTGCATTTCCGACAACTTGTTCAGGATTGCTTGCGTGTTCGCGTTCGCGCCCGCCTGCAGGGTGTTCGTCTGCCTCTCCGTCGCCAGCTGCTGGTTGCAGCAGCATTGCTGGAATTGGCTGATGATCGATGCGTTGCCCGCTTGGATGGCGTTGATGATCTGAAGGGCGTTCGTGTTCTGGTTGTTCGCTATCAAGTTCAGCGAGTTCTGCATGTTCATCACCGCCGAGTTCACGAGGTTGAAGTCCTGCCCGATGGTCGATGCGAGCGTTTGGATCGCTGTCCTCTGCGCTTCCCCTTGTGAGGTGATTGCGTTCATGATTAACTCCCTCCCCGAGTCGTTGTTGAGTTGGTTGGAGATGAATCCTGCTCCGTTGCCGCCACCGAATCCGCCTCCGAATCCGTTTCCCCCTCCCCATCCGAACATTGATGCGATGATGGCGAATCCGAAGAGGTCGACGAGGCTTCCGCCCGCGCCTCCGAAGAGTCCGCCGTTGTTGCCGATAGGGATGCTGAACGGGATACCTCCCGCATTGGCGTTGTTTCCGCTATCGGGAATCTGATAAATTTCTGCCATTGTCTTTTCTTTTTAGATGTGGTTTGTAACTTGGTTTTCTGTCTCTGTGTGCGCACACCACAAAGATGGAAGATATTGGCGGAATTATTACAATGATTAAGGCGGTTTGGACTGACATAGCCTTGTCAGTGCGGTTTTCTTTCGATTTGTGCGTGTTTTTCTTATCTTGCGGTAGATTGTTCGATTTGTTCCGTTATCGTGGCTTAGATTGGCTTATTCGTGTTTGCTTGCGTTCCTCGCTGACAGGTGAAGGCAGTGAAAAAGAAAGGCGCACCGTTAAGATGCGCCCTTATTCAAAGTTGGGTTTTCTGCGGATGCCCAGTTCGAGCCCCATGGCGTCGAGCAACTTATCGAGCGTATCGAGCCGCAAGCCCGCGCCCTCTTCTATCCGCTTTATGGAAATCTCCTGCACGCCAGAGTGCTTGGAGAGCTGGTATCTCGTCCAGCCCTTCGCCTCACGCAATGCCTTGATTTCTCTGCCTACCCATGCATTTATTTCCTTCGCCATTCTGCCTCCTTTCTTACAAAATTATTCCCTTGTCGATTCCGAGCAGGCGGATGGCGTGCTGGAGTTGGTGGACATATTCGAGCTTGGCGATTCTATATTCGGCTACATTTATTGTCCACCATACCTCGCCATTCTCCTCTGTTATCTCAAGCAATCTGTTCTTGTCTTCGGGGAAGTACTCGTATTCAATCGTACCATCGAAGCATTCCTTAAGCCCGTTCTTTACGAGAATTTCGTGCGTAAGCGGGATGGGTTCGATGTCATTTGGATTGAACGTAAAAAACCCGCCGTCGTAGCATCTAATATACCCTTCATCTATTGATACGACGCGCATATAAGGCACGACTTCTTCGACTCGGCTGAACTTAACGAAGTCGCCTATCATTAACTCCCTTGCGTTCATACTCATTCCTCCCATTCTATTCTGATTGTGTCAACGTACTCCCATTCCTTTTGGGCGTTGTATTTGATTGATTCGATTGCGGACTCCCTGCTCTCGAAAACTTGGCTCGATGGTCTCGTGATACGCGTCGCCTGCCATGAGCCGTTGGCTTGTTGCTCCATCTTCACCCATTCGTGGTAGATGTTGAGCCATCCTTCTTTCTTCGCCTTCAGTGGCGGTCGATGCAGTGACACATTGCCTTCGTGGATTGTTATCTCGCCTCCGTCTGTGTTTATCTTCTTGTTATGCTGTTCAATCATTCTTTCAGCAATTCTCCATGCTGTCTGATTGCTTTCTAAGAATGAACGAGCCTCTATCTCGTCACAATTCTTTTCCGCCATTGTAGCCCTAATGACTTGCTCTGAAACATTCATTGACATAAGTCTTAATTTTCTTTTTTCATTCATTGCATCGCAATGAGCGTTTATTTCTTCTATTGTAGCCATATCTGTATCTTTTAGATTAGTTCTTTGAAATTCTTAAACAAATAGTCTCCTATCTCACGGAGTGCCGTCGCCTGCGTGAGTGCATCGGCACATTCTCCGAAGCAGGTCACCTTCTGCATGTCGTTGTAGTGACCTTTCTTGAACTCGACCTTGATGCGGTTCTCCAAGTCTGCTACCACGTACCAACCCTCTTTGCCGTTCACCGAAGTGACCACGAATCTACTTTCGTCGATTGTCTCATCCCGCTCCTCCGTCTCTACCGAAGTCGTAAGGATGTCCCCGCACTGGCTGGCGAAGTCCATGAAGGCTTCGGAGTCCATCAGTCGACGCAGCGCATCCTTCTTGTTGCGTGCGTCAACCCTCGCCTCGATGCGGTCGTTCGAGACGAAGGTTATTTCTATGCGATATTTATTCATATCTTATAAATTTGTGCGGGGTTGCCCCCATGTTAGTTAATATGTATTCAGATACTCCATTTCTGAGCATACGGCGAACTGCCCAGCGTGCCGTGAGCCTTTCGGCATCTTAAAGATGTGTATGTCAGCCGATGCGCCGAACCTCTTTCTCCTTTCTTCACAGGCTTTCACCGCCTGCGCCTTCGTTTTGAAATATTTCTTTTGTGTCATGATTTTCGATTTTGTGGGCGGTGGTTAGCCGCCCTGTTAGTTAATTATTTATCATTGATATCTTTAAGCATGCAATCCCACAAGTAAGACTCAGAAGTCAGCAGTCGGCAGAACATCTTCGACTTGGTTAGCTGAAAGTGCGCCTCTATGCCGTGTTTTTCAAAAATCTTCGCTATTCTCTCGGCGTCCTCCAATCCGAGAACGTCAAAGCATACGCCTTTTCTTTTGAATGTTTCTATCTGAGATTTGGTTGTCGGCATCATTCTGCCGAATATCATATAGCCCTTATAGTGTTCGCCACGCTTTAATTCTCTTGTCATTGAGATCTTTGTTAACTCCCTAACCTCTCTCAATTCTGTGATATTCAATGCATTTTTCATACGCTTTGTCGCCCATTTTATCCAGTCGGCTCGTCTGGTCTAATCCTTAATGTTTATGCGAATATACTATATTATTTTATAGTATGCAAGCGTTTCGCAAAGTTTTTTTTACGAAAAAGTGTAATTACTTGAAAATCAACGAAAAAATTTTGCGTCATTCATGTACCTCTCGTGAATCTCCTTCCTTACCTCTTCATTCTTCGTGTACTTCTCCACCTGCTCGCCCTTCAGCATCGCATACGTGACGAACGTGCGAAAGAGGACATTGCCTTCTACCGTCATTACGCCCATTGCCACTCCGTCCGCCGTAGAGCCGTACACCTCCCTCGTCATCGTCTGCCCGTCCTCCGACACGACATCCTTCAACTCGAACACGAAGGACGCGTTGGACTTGAAGAAGAGGTCGTACAAAGCCTGCCCGCTCCTGCCGACACCGCACCGCTCGTTGTAACGGCTGAAGAAGTGGGGCGGAAAGATTATCCAAAAAAGCGACCCGTTGACGAATGTGGGCATGTAGACGTACTTGCCTATGCCACCCTCCGATGTCACGAAGAATGTCACCCTCGACCGGTCGCCGACATCCCTCTTTCCCCTCGCCTCGTAGATGACCGTCCACGGGTTCTTGCTCCTCGATAGCCACGTGTACCTGCGGTGGATAGGGAACTTGTCCGTGTGTATCACGTCGCGTCTGAACTTCTTGTCGAAGTTGCGGTCTGAGTATAGCATGAGGTCTTTGAAGTCCTTGCGGAGTTCTTTCGTGACCTCCGTCTCGCTCATCGCTCCCGTCACCATTGCGCCCACTTATCGAGTTCTATGCCAGTCCCGTTCTGGTTGTTCCAGAACTCAGCCACGCGATCGAGAACGGACGAAACTTGGATCATCGTCAGTTTCTTAATCTTATCACAAACGGATTTCACATCTGCGCCCATGAGGGTGAATGCGGATTCGTATAGTTCAGCGTCCTCGCAGTGCGCCGCAAAAAAATCTCTCGAATATCTGATATAATCGTCAATGATTATTCCATTCATACTGTTTGCAAGCCCTTTCCATTCTTCCACGGAGAATATGCCCCGAATATCTTCCATTTTCACTTTTCTTTCACTCGCAGAAATGTCTACCAACTTTTCAAAAGCATCAGATGGATTTATTTCTCCACCCTTGGTTAGTTGATTTAGCTTCGCTTCATCGAAGCGAAATGTAATTGTTTTCTTCGTCATAATATATAGTTTTTATGGACGGTGGTTGGCCGTCCGTGGTTATCCATTTAATCCGCTGTTATGTATCTGAATCCTCCGTCAACTAGTTCCCAATCATGTATCAACTTCACATTTTTAGATTCTCCCACCTTTACCCATTTTTCAGATCCTCCATATAGTGTCGCTGTCTTATAAAAGTACGTTCTTCCGTCATCTTTTATATTGATTACTCTTTGCCATATTCCATTTGGCTTTGCTTGTTTGTCAGAAACGAACACCATTGATGATTTGTAATTCTCGAATGCATTTGCTATGCGGCTGTATTCTGCCCTCACATTACTTAATATTTTTACCATATCTTGCGGCTTGACCGTGATGCCGTAGGGCTGAAAGTGATTTTTTGTTTAACCTTACAATGCGAAGATATGTAATAATTATTTAACGACAAAATAATTTTGAAATAAAATTATAACAAAATACGTAAAGTACAGATAATCAGTTAGAAAAATTTACCTGCCCGTGGATTCACTTTCTCAAACCGAATCCCCACAACACACCCAACCAACACACCCACCCAACACACCCAACCAACACCGATATTACACCAGTGTGTTTTTTTTTATGAAGAAATAAAAAGGCGCACGACCTTCACAAGCCATGCGCCACAAATATGTTAGATTATATATTAGAATGTCACAAATATACAACCACCCGTTATTTGGATTTGGGGGAGATAATAAGGAATTTTTCAGAGTTTATTCCCCCAATTCGTATGCGAAAGTTTTTTATAGGTATAAAACTATCATAAAAAAAACATAAAAAATCTTATGCTTTTGCGCACAAAAAAGACGGGCGAACTTCTCAGCCCACCCGTGCGTAAAATTACACAAAAGAAATATAGTATGATGAAAGTGCTATCTCAGTTCCCGATTGAACACGGAGAACGCCCTATATAGCGTCCGTTCGCTCACCTTATGCTGTTCTGCGAGCGTACAGATTATATATGTGACCTTCTCGCCTTCTTCCTTTCGCCTCCTGTATTCGAGGTATATGTCGAGATATTCGATGTCGCTCATGTCCACGCCGTTGCGTTCGAGCGATTCGAGCAACGGACGGCACAGACAAACGGCTTCGAATACCTTCATATCACTTCACGATGTCTATCTTCGTGTTCGTCGTTATCCGGGTGTGCGGATTGGCGCACACTACCTCTTGCCGTATCTCCTTCGTGCCGAAGCGGAAGAAGAGGAACTTGCGGGGGATTCGGTGAACGATAGCCGTGATGGTGTCGAAGGTCTCGATGTCAGCCGTGTAGACACTTGCGGAATCGGTGCAGTATGAGAACGAGAGATAAGGGTCTCGGTATTCCGAGCAACGGAGGGTGTCGAACTCCCCCTTGTCGTGGACATAGACGATGCTATCCCTCACCTCTCCCTTGATGACGTATTCCGTGCGTGTGCCTGCTTGGCTTATCGACTGCGCCCGCTTGAGTTTGATGTTGAGGTCTTCGCAGGTCTTGACGAGTTCGGCGTTGTACTTCTCCAGTTCGTCCTTCTTGAGCGTCAGCACCTGCACGGAGGAGGCGTTCTTCTCGCTCTCGGTGCGGTAGTTCCTCGCCTGCTCTATGAGGGCGTTCTCGTTGCGTTGCAGGCGGTCTTTCTCCGCCACCGCGTCTCGGTACAAGCCCCACAGAATGAGGATGATTGCTACTATGAGGATGAACCAAGTGAGACCCTTGATATTGCCCCATATCTCCTTTATTACTTCTTTCAGAATGTTCAGTTGTGGTATCATGGCGTATGTGTTAATTGGTTAATTCATTCGTATTTCGCCCCACCTCCGAGGCGGTAGGCGGTCTGTCTCGATGTCCTTCACCCTTTTGCGGTGGATGTCACTCGTCACCTCGTACATCCTTTCCGCTTCCTCCTGCCGAAGGTGGTCTTGCCGTTTCTCGAACGTGTCGCACGGGTCGTATCCGCGCAGGCTCGCGAGAGCGCAATATCCTGCGTATACGCATTCCTCGCATGTCATAGGCTCACCTCCTTTCTCTCCTCGAATCTGACGCACGGAACGACATATTTGAACACTTCATCGCAGTCGCTCGAATGGGCGCATCTTCCGCACCTCTCCTTCGTCTTTTCTTGCTCGGTAGCCATCTTGATGCGCTCCGACAACTCCTCCGCCGCCTCCTTGATTAGGCGGATGCGCATTTTCTCGGTCTTGTCCGTCTCGTGCTTCTCCGCATAGGCGATGTAGAAAAGGACGTCGTTATTAAGGAACGATAGGGCGGACTTCAGTCCTGATTTCGCTTTTTCTTCCATATTCGTTATATTGTTTGCAGATTATAAAAGTCAATGAATGAAATGAAGGGTCGGGTTGGCGGACGGAAGCCGAACCGCCTCCCCAGTATGCCCTTCGCATAATTAAACTTCAGAGCCCAAACCTTTAATAAGGGATTCCGAAGTTAAAGTTGCTCACCATTCCCTTCGCATTGTTACTCGCCTTCGCCCTCTCCTTCGCCTTGTTGTTGCTCGGCTTCGGCGAGCCGTTCGGCTTCCGCCACGATAGTCGCGAAGATGATTGCCTCGTCCTCGTCGATTGTGCCAGCCGCCGAGCGACTGCGGATGATGTCGGCATATACCTTAATCATGTCGTCCGTCAACGTGACTGCGATGCGTGTATCGGGGTTCTCTGTGTGGAATCCAGTCGCATCTTCGACGATGAGGTACTGCGTCTTCTGTTGCGCCGTGAATCCGACCAACTTCTGACGAATGCCTTTAACTTGATTCATAATGTGTAGTGTGCCGTTCTTCGGCAACCTCTCTGCGAACTTGATGCGCTCGCCTAATGACATTGAAATCTGCATAGTTGTTGTCTTTATATTGTTAATACTAAGGTTAATATCCTACCATCGGATGCCATGCTCCGTTCACGAAGAGGAAGTCGGCGAACCTGCCCTGCGGTATGACGATGTTTGTCGCGAATATCTGCACATCGTTCGTCTCCGCGTATAGGGACATCCTTTGTCCCTCAACGCCTCCGCTCAGACTGAGTGTTACCGTCCCCGTGTCGTTCCACCTGATGCGGTAGACGCTCTTCGTGATATTGCTAAGCGTTCCATTCTGCTGGTTCATGTCTATCTCCTGCACGCCTCCAACATAGGAGCATACCTTGAGGCGCTCGTTAGAGTCTATTGTGAGGATATTCTTGCGGTTCGTCTCGCCGTTGCCGTAGCCGACTTGGAAGTAGTCGCTATCGCTCGGCACGTTGTACTGTCCTACGACCGTCTGCCGTGTGAACGTGGTGACCGCACCTCGTCCGAATGCGTACCCTCCGTAGGACTTCGCTAAGCTACCGAACGCACAACCCTCCGCTGAATATGCGGAAAGAATCTCGGTCAATAACTGCGCATCGTTCACCTCTGAGGTATCGATGTAGGCGAGTGGCATCTTGATGTCGATAGCCCATGCATTCAAGCCCGCTATAGGCGTGACGGTGAACGTGTTAAGGTTGAGTGTTGTTCCGTCCATCGTATTGTAGTACTTCCCGTCTATCATGATGCCGTTGAATATCAAGGTGATGTCGGGTGCATATGAATCGTTCACGATGAACAGAGTGCCGTTCGTCACGTTGACCGTAGCCGTGCCCCCACCGCTGAGCGTGATAGTCACATCTCCCGTCGTTGCGGGCTTGTAGAACTTTCGTTCCTCCCCGTCCACAGTGTATGATTGGAGGTTCATCGCTCGGAATCTGCGGTACTTCACGTTGTCGTTAGCGTCCACTGAGCGCTTGCAGACGACGGCGTTAGGGCCGACTGCTATCGAACTATCATAGTTCGCCTCCGCGCCTTTCCCGACTGATAAGGAATTTATGCCGTTAGCAGTCGATGACACACCTATTGCAGTCGCACCTTGCGCTCCTGCTGTAACGATAACACCGAGCGCGACTGCGTTAATAGCGTTCGCCTTCGCGGATGAACCGAACGCCGCGGATATGTAGCCGTTCGCCTGCGAGAAACATCCACAAGATGCGGATTGATAGCCATCCGCCTGCGCACTGCGACCTATCGCCGTCGCACTCGAACCGCTTGCCTGCGCACTGCGACCTATCGCCATCTTATCGTGTTCGTTAGCGTCCGTGTATGCGCTATTCCGCACCACGTCGGCGGGCAACTTATCCCAGTTCACCCGCACATCCGCGGTGCTTCCGTTGTACTCAATAATATTCGAGCCGTCGGAGGATTCGATTCCCGCGCTCTCCTGCTCGTAGAGCCACCCGTCCGCCGTGTTGGAGACGGCAGTGAGGGTGATGGTATCTCCCGCGTTGACATCGCCTTGAATCGTGCAGTAGGCGACATTGGACTGCTTGAACGTGACCCCTCCCGTGATGTTGCGGGTGAAGACGAAGCGATATATCTGCCCCTCGGTAGCACCGCTCATGGTGACTACGACTCCGTTGGTGGCCTCGGATGTCATGTTGCCCACGAAGTCGTTGTGGTTCGCCATCGCCACGCTTCCCGCCCCGTTGCTTACGTCGAAGGACACCGCCCCCGTGGTCATCGGCGCTCTGTACACGATGTTCGGCTCTTTCGGTGTCGCCGTGATGGGAGACGCGTCCGTCACAGCCACGATGTCGGACATCGGCACGGATGAGTGCGCTATTTGGAAGGTGTAGGACTCGATAGGCTCGTTGGTGGACTTGCGACATGCGAGGACGAGGAACACATAGCCTCCGTCCCTCACGAACCTCACGGAGTGGTTGCCGAAGAGCGAGGTGTAACTCTCGCCAATCGAAGACGAGGAATACCACAACGTGGAGGTCGTATCTGACCCCATCGCCGTCTTCTTCATGTTAATCACCAAGTCCGCCCCGTCGGGGAATCTCAGAACCTTCTGCCACTTGCCCACGTTGCTTGCCGAGTAGTCAATCTGACTCACCGTGAAGTCGGGCTGGAGGTTGACCTTACCGCTCAAGTCCACACCCGCTATTGCTGTGGCTACCGCACCGCTCGTGACGAGGTTGCTTGACCCGCTCGCCACGCTCGAATCTATCGTCTTGAGTTCGCCAGTGCCGAGGACTACCTGCGAGGCTGAGCCCCCGAAGTCGAGGTACGCGTTCGGATAGCGCGAGTACGACTTCACTATCTCGAACGTGACCTCCGTAGTCCTTCCGCTATCGCTATACCACTTCGACGCCGTGCTGTTAGCATATAGGTTGATAGGGGTAGCGAGGAGATTAGACCAATAACCGACGAGTCGGATTCCACTCCTCGATGAGCCTGCCTTCTTGAGAGCGATGTAGTATCTGTTGTCGTATTTAACAAGATACGGGAGTATCGTCCTCGTCTCAAAGTCGCTATCAGAATAGAGGAACACGTTGCCCGCGTCATGCCCGCCTATCGCAGTGATGCGGTGCGGGATAGAACCTGTCGCACCATACCTCCACTGATAGATGTAGCCCATCAGTCCGCTGATGTTGTAATTTGGCGTGTTGAACGAATCCGTCACGTCCGCTATGAGTTGCAAGACCTTATACCCGCTATTATCGGGAATCGTTATCGTGAGCGTGGACTGCTTGTTTTGCAAGGCGGTGTACACTCCGCCCGCCGTGATGGGGTTGGAACTTCCCGATGTCGGTGCGGTCGCTAACGTCGCGGTGCTTCCGTCCGCCCTTAGATACTGACTCGATGTCCCGCCAGTCTTGACGAACTTCGTCGCCTCCACGTTCTGCGGAAACTTTACATTCTCCTTGTAGTTCGTGTTATCGGTCGTTATCTCATAAGGCACGCCGAACTTGAGGGTGTTGTTACCCAGCCATATGACAGAAGGAGTGAATCCGACATATCTTGCGAATTTCGCGCCAGTGTTTGTCTCGTCGCCTTCCTCTTGCCAAAACTCGAAGCGATGCTTGATGTAAGCCCCCGCCCATCCGTCAGTCCTTCTATAGCCAAGATATGATTTTTTCGCATATATGGAGTTCGGATGCGTGTTACCACTCACGCGACCTTCTGTGATTATCGTTGCGACATTATCATCATTGATTCCGTAGAGTGCGTAGTGGCAAGAACCTGCCCGCATATCAATAAAATGCTTTGCGACCATGCAATAGACATAAGTAGTACCTCCGCCTTGTTCCATTCCGACGATTGTGATACGTAGCCTATCAGTCTGATTAACGAATCCGACATGCGAAGAATCATCGACCCATGTCGTGCCTCCGTCCGTGCTACGCTCGTATACTATTGCTGACGACGGCAAAGCATTTCCACGTTGTCGGTAGTTTGACACGGAGTCGAGCGCAGACACATCTCGAATGACATCGCTCGTTCCCCATTCAATATTGACCTCGGGGAACTTTTTAGTTCGGAAGTAATCCCACAGCGTCGATAACTTCCTTCTCAGAAATGAGGTCGTCCCCGTGTTGCCCGAGTCCTGCATGATGACTGTGTCGTTGTCAGTCGGTGTGTCGGTGTTCGTCGTGATTGTCACGCTCGCCTGCTTCCCGTCCAGCGCAGTCTTGACACCTCCCGAGGTGACCGCCTTGGTGGAGTTCGCAGTAGGTGCTGAGTCCATCGTCTCCCAAGATGGCGCGTTGCCGTTGCCGTTACTCTTCAGGTACTGACCAGCAGTGCCACCCGCCGTCGGTGCGTATGCGGTCGCAGAATCCGCGCCCTTATCCGTCCCGTTCAGCGTCAACTTCGTTCCACCTGCATACTGGCTTCCCGCAGTAGCCTCGCCGTCCGCATCAACGTAGACGGGGTGCGTCGTGTCTCCAACCGCCGTGCCAGCCGTCGGCACTTTCACCACGTTGGCTAAGTCCGCCTTCGTCGTGCCTATCTTCTCGAAGTCACCGTCCACGTAGATGTACTCGTCGTAGATGTCACCGCTCGGAGAAGTCGAAGATGGAACAAGGTATATCGTGCCCTCTACTCCCGTTGCGGGGAGTTCTTCCACGACCTCGTACTTCATGCCTGCCGAGAGCATGTCGTCTATCTGCGTCTTTGTGTAGAAGTAGTTCGTTATCTTGTCTATCAAGGCTTTCAAGCCCGTGTGGTCTAATAGATGGAATATGCTCATGTCTTCTTGCTATTTATGCGTTAGATGGTACTAAGTAATCGCCCGACTGTGTGAAGGATAAGCCCGACGATGTGAGGCAGGAGAGGAGCGTCGCTATTGATGTGGCGTCCGCTCCCGTCACATTTATGCTCGTCAGCGCAGAGCAGTTGAGGAATAGGTTCTGCGAATATGAAGGGTCGTAGTCTTCCATTCCTGACAGATTGACCGTTGCGAGGTTTGAGCACCCGTTGAACCATCCGTTCGAGTTCGATACGGAGTAGATATTGCCGAGGTCGCTGAGGTCTACGCTCGTCAATTGCAAGCAGTTGTAGAACATGAACTGGACGTTCCACAGACCGCTAGCATGCTGATAGCCGTTAGCGGGCGGGGTGATGACGGCGGACTGGCAGTTATAGAACATTGCGGCGAAGTTCGTAGCCTTGCTAGTATCGAGCTTCGAGCAGTCGATGCTAGTGGCGTATCGGCTAGAGGCGCACATATATGAGAAGTCGGTGCAGTTCGAGGTATCGATGTCGAAGGTGATGTCCCCGAGTTGACCGATGTTGTAGGCGCACTGGTTCAGTGATGTGATGGTGATGTTCGAGCAGTCCAGCTCGAAGTACTTGTCAGCGTCGCTCGTGACATTGTAGGATGTTCCGTTGACCTTCAGCGTGATGGTCGAGGATGCCGTCCTCGTGTGCCCGTATATCTTGTTGCTCAGCGTCGGCTGAGGGGCTGGGGAGGCTGAGTATATGAGTTCCGTCCCCTTGTATATCTTCGTTATCTCGGTCGTACCTCGGTAGACCTTCACGATGCCGTCCGTTCCTTTTTTTATCGCCATAGTCGTTAGGATTGAGGGTCTGCGGTTAGGAAGTAGATGAGGTTCGGGTTCTTCGTCGAGAGAGCCGTGTATGCGCTCTCCGTAAGCACGAACGCCTCCACCTCGAAGGTGTACGTGTTGCTCGTCGTGTTAGCCTTCAGCACGATGTCCATGCCGAGTGCGTCGTTACGGAAGCGCACCTCATGCGCACCCGTCCCGTCCTCGTAGAAGGAGAGCATCGGGCACTGGTAGTAAGTCCCGCTGACGGTGAAGTCTATGTCCATCGCCTTCTTGTCCGTGAGGGCTGACATCAAGGACGCCTGCGTCGTTCCGCTCGCCAAGGTGACCGCACCCGTGCCTACGTTGTATTCGGCGTGAATCATGAACCTTGCGGTGCTTGCGTCCGCCTTACCCTCCAATGCCGTGTACACTCCGCCCGACTTAACGGGGTTGTTCGAGTTCTCCGTAGGTGCGTTGTCGAAGGTCAGCGTAGCCTGCTTGCCGTCCAATGCAGTGTACACCGCACCGCTCGTGATAGCCTTCGTGCTCGATGCCGTCGGAGTGGTGTCGAGGGTCTCCCATGTCGGTGCGTTACCACCGCCCGCAGACTTAAGATATTGTCCAGCCGTTCCGTCGCTTGCGGGTTGTCTCAATGTAGGCTTGTTCTTAATATAGTCCACGGCGGATGTGTTCGTCTGATTCCAGTCGCTCTGTATCTGCGTGTCACCTCCGCCACCGCCTCCACCGCCTTCGGGCGATACCATGACACCCTGCAAGTAGGTGACGAGGTCGGCGAAGTCCAAGACATCCCCGCTATACCCAGCGTCCGAGTCCGTGACCTCTATCTGCTCCGCCTTGGCTTCGAGGATAGGCGACCAGTTCCGCCAAGCCCTATCGGTGAACTTCACCTCCTCTGTCTCGCTATTGAACTGGCAGGCGACATTCCCGCACGAGCCTATCACGCCCCATGGGCATTCGTTCGATTCTATCTTGTAATTGCTCCCCGTGATGGTGAGCGAGTAAGTCTGTACACTCATATCGTAGTATTTTTATTGTTACTATCTGTCCGAAGTCGTCCCCCACGCCTCGTCGCAGAGGCTCTCCACCTCGTTAACGCTTATCACGTGTATGACGGGCACTTGCTCCATCGCTTGCTCGAGTTCGTCGTTCACATACGCCTTTATGTCCTCGAATAACTTGTTATTCTCAGAATCAAGCGACACGGATATGACTCCGTCCTTTATCTCGATGCCGTCCCCCGCCGTGTAGCCTCCCATTATGGTGTATTTCCGCGCGGTGGCGTCCCATCTGTAGATATTGCCCGTGACTGACGACACATAGAGGTTTCCTTCGTCCCCTTCCTCTGGGAATGCGCCGTCCCACTCGTACTCGTGTATCTCCGTCTTGCCTTCGAGTATGTTGTAGATGTTCGTGATGTCCTCCGTCACGTTCTCCGTCTGCGAGAATGTGCCGAACCTTACGAACTTGTCCGCTCCCGTTGCTACGTAGATGACGCCTATCTCCGACGCGCTCAAGCCGTTGCTCATGCCAGTCGAGTCGCCGACGAAGTAGATGCGGTCTACCCTCAACGCCTTACGCCTAACGAGCATCTCGAAGTAAGCCCTTGAGCCGTACCACAAGCCGATATGTCGCTTCTCGTCCTGCTCTACCATATCATTCGTCTCCTACCTTCCAAGATAGGGCGTCGTCCATTCTGTTCGAGTTCCTATCCGTCGATTCGTTCTTGTTGCTCTGCCGTGCCTGCACGTTGTTGAGTTTCGTGCCGAGTTGCGCCACATCCTGCCGTATCTGCGTGATTGCGGTGGCTGGCGTGAACTCGGAAAGCTCGACATCAATCTTGCGCCCGTAGGTTGATTTCCCGAACGGGTATCTCGTCACCTTGACCGCCCGAATCACCTTGTCAACGCCGTTGTGGTTGACCGTCACCATGTCGAAGAGGTGGATGTCTCTATTGTTGAGGATTAGCCACCTCGTGCTGAGTTGAGCGTCCGTCTTCACCTTGTCTTTTGATTTGTCGGCGAACACTTCCTCCGCGTCTTGCCCCAGTTCCTCCTCCGCATCGTCCACGTACTGATTCGGCATGATGATGTCGAGTAGCACGTACTTGTCGCCAACCGCGGGGCGCATCGTCTCGTTAGGTATCACGTATTCGCCTTCGGTCTGTTGCTTGATCTCGATCTCCTTCGTGGTATTGCTGAAGGAGGCGATCTCGAACTCGTAGCCCGTTAGCCGTCCGCTATTGAAGGCTATCTTAGCCGTCTGCCCTGCCACGAGTTGCTTGTTTATGTCGAACCTCAGCGTTGTGTCTGCGACGAAGTAGAAGCCCCTCTCCGTCTTCCTTACGCCGTTAATCTGCGAGTTTCTGCGAGGATAGATGTCGTCGTTGTTATAGAAGCCCTCGATAGGGATTGCGGACGGGATTTCCAAGACTTTCGCCTCGTTCGGCATCAGAAGCCTATCGCTCTCCCCGTCGGCGTATCCGCTCGGTATGTTGCGTCTTCCGCCAGCGACGAACATTCTTGTGATTCTGTCCTCGTTGTGCGTGAACTTCAACGGGGCGAGTGCGTTAGTCGGGTACTCTATCCTCAGCCCCCGATTCTTCTCTATCTTGTCCTTGTCGGATAGCGTGATGGTGCGGGTTGCGTGGTCGAAGCACCACTCACCGCTAACCTTGTTGCAGAGGTTGTCGAGCACGTTCTTGCATGTGCTATTGACGACCTGCAGGCTCACGACCTCGCCCGCCTTCTTCAATTCCGTCACGTTGTAAGTCCACGGATTCGCCACGTTGCGGTTGATGTTGCGCACTATCAACGACATGACCTCCTGCGGTGTCGCGCTCAGTTCGTAGTCGCTCTGTGACTTGATATTAATTCTATCGAACACATCGAGGAATAGGCATAGCGTCTTATTCATCATGTTCTCCTCTCCGTAGAGCCGTGAGGCGTAGTGATAGCGCATCGTGCTATTCACCTCCTCGCTCGGCTTCGTGAAGAAGAAGAACGCTCGCCCGCACACCTCCACGTAGTCGCCTATCTCCACGTTCATCGGCGTGGGTGAGTCCCACTCTATCGATAGCGTGGAGATACCGCAGTACGAGTCCTCCATCGTTGCCCCTTCGTCGGGCGTGATTGAGCGGTACACGCTTCCGTTCCTCAATATGTCGATTCTGCTATTCATGCCTATTCTTCTGTCTCTGTCTCGGTCTCGAATGGTTTAACCTGCATTATCCACGCAAAAGTGAGGTAAGGTGGCATCGACAACATGCCGACGGATTGCGCCGTCGCTGGGTAAGCCACCATGCTCGCGTCGTTGTAGCCAGCCGTATATGTCTGCCTTGACACTTCAGTTCCTTGGACTCTTCTGTGTGCATTCTGTCGGTCGTCATATCTACCTATCTCTCCGATTTCAGGCTTCGTGTAAACGTGATTATGCGACGACATCTGACTATTGAGGTACTGCACCGTAACGGCATCGCCACCGCTCCTGCCAGTGTCGGAAGGGAATACGAATTGCCCGTTATCATCGAATTCTTCTCCAGAATACATTGCCGTCGGTAGGTTCACCGTCTTCTTGGTGATTCCACGACACGCCCCGAGGACGAACCGCCCGTTGAGGTCGGGGAGTTTGAACCCCGAACTCTGCAACGATGTAGGTGTGTATTTATAGCCTATGACGGCGAAGAGTTCGGGGTATTCGTCGGGGTCGAGGAAACTGCCGTCGCAATAATGGTAGTGCTCGCTATCGTTGTTCGGCAAGTTGGTCGCATCGAACCACATTTTAGGACAACACCATGTTGGATCTAACGATGACTGCCCCGTGCGAGCGTCCACATAGTCCTTCGTGGCGTAGTTGGATGACGCGACACCGCCCAACTTGGACGAATCCGCCGCCGTGCCAGTAGCGGGCAGGAAGTATGATGCCCCATGTCCTTCAAGCTGGCTCGCATTGCCTGCTGGTTGCCCCGCCTGCTGGAATATGGACACATCGACCTTCTTGTTCTCGCCGTTTTGGACGACCATCAGCTTGTCGCCTTGACTGACGGACGAAGCCTCCGTCATCTGTGATACTTTTATCTTGCTCATAGCCTTAATATACGTTAGTTGTTACTATTATGTCGTCTCCTGCCTCCGTGATGATGTCGTCCGTCGCCTCCGTGGCGAGGTTCATATACTCCGTCACATCGGACGGGTCGTTCTGCTTGAACTGTATAGCGAGTTCGAGATATGTCTCGCCCCTCTCCTTTATCGCCCTGCGTGACTCCCCGCCGACGAACAGAAGGCGGTATCCTCGATTCCTTACGACGAGATGGAGGAAGAATTCGCCAGCGTTCATGAGGAAGGCGAGAAACTGCTCGCTCTTAATCTGCGCATCCTCCTTGTCCGCCCCCTTGATTAGCACCTCCATTGTGATGATGCGGGCTTTGACGCGGGGCATCTGAACGAGTGTGCGCTCGCCGTTCTCCTCCCTCACCTCCTCCGTGAGGTACTCCTTGACGGAAGGATAGGTCATCAGCGAGTCGTACGCCCCCTTCTTGAAGTACGCCCCGAACTCCGCCGAGATGTCTATGTCGTTAATCATCCAGAGTGTCATTTCATCTGCATATTAATCCGTTAGACTTTATGTCAGCCACATCGCTCGCAAGGCGGTCGAGACGCTGACAGAATGATGTGTTTTCGACAATCTGATTGAGCGCATCGAGCGATGTCCTCGCTATTCTATTCGCCTCGTCGAACATCGTATTGATAGCGGAAACTCTGTCGGCTATCTCCATAGCCGTCAATTTTAGACCGAGGAAGTTGCCGTTTATCTTTCCCGCCGTCTCCTCTGTCATGCCCGCTATCGTGCCTTGTAACGCCTGCTGTTGCTCCTCGATGTTCCCGAAGATGTCGAGCCCGTATCCTTTGTACTTCGACTGTAGGGCGTTCATGATGTCCGCATACTCCGCCATGCCGTCCTCAATTGCATGGAAGAACGGGGCGAGCGGTTCATCTATCTTGCCGACTATCTGTCCTTCGCTATTCTTGATATTCTTCAGTTGCGCCTCAAGGCTATCGAACGCATCCCCGAACACTACCCCGAAGACTTCTTTCTGCAATACGACTTCGATTGTCTGCGCTAGATACCCCTTCAGGTCATCCATTGCAGTCTTTATGTCCTTGCTCCTGAACGCCTGAACCAATATGTCGGAGATTTCGTCACCCATTTGACCGACCATATCTTGGATGTAAGACAAGAACTCCTCGTGCGCCTCCTTCTGTACCGCCAAAAGTTCCTTCGCATTGTCCACGAGCTTCTTTGTCGCGTCATCCATCTTTGAGTAATCCGCAAGAATCTGCTTGTTGATCTCGAGTGTATCTTTATCATAAACTTCGCCGTATTTAGCCTTCAAAGAATCATACACAGCGACTTCCTTGCGCCCTGCGAATATGCCGGTAATTGCGCCCGTTATCGCACCCGCTGCCGCCCCTATGGCCGTACCCCACGGACCCACCAAAGATCCCGCCATAGCCCCCGCTCCCGCACCGCTGGCGGTCAGCTGGGCGACCGTCTTCCCGTCCGACTTCTTCGCCGTTCCGACTTGGATCTGCCCCTCGTTCGCCATCTTCTCCAAAGCTTTCGCCGCCTCCTGCTGGGCAACCCTCTCTTTGTCAATAGATGCCTGCATCTTCTTGTACGGGTCATCCACGCCGAAGATGTTCCTCTGTTTGTACTCGTACTCCTCGATTGTGAGCAGTGCGAGTTGATGAGCCGAATCTGCAAGTTTTGCGTTCCATTCCTCGAGAGCCTGCCTTCCCTGCTCTGCGCTATCGGCGAAGGCGTTGAAGACATCCGCCCCGAACTGAACCGCCGCACTCACCGCCGATGCCGTAGCCTGCGCCTTGCTCGCCCTCGCTCCAGCTCTCGCCGCCTCCGCTCCTTTGAGGTCGCCGTTCAACCATGCTTGGTCTTCCGCCTTCATGAATTGCAGTTGTTGCGCCCTCAACCTTTGCAAGTCTTGGATTCCCGAGAAGTTGCCCATCATCGAGCCGATTGCGGACACGTAAGGGTTGGATGATGATGACAGAGTCCCGCCTATGTTCGTGATACCTTGCGCTATCGCCACCCGCCGTTCCTCGTCGTAGTACTTCTTCCGTTCCTCCGCCGTCTGCTCTATCTCATGCCTTAACATGCTCCACTGCATCCGAAGCTGCTCCAGCATGTCCCGCTCCTCCTCGCTCACGTGGTTCTGCTTCTCGATAGCCTCTATCTGCTTCTCGATGCTCGCTATCTGCTCCCGCTTAATGTCGTTCTCCCGCTCCTCCTCGTCCAGGTACTTCGTCGATGTCTTGATTGCGTTCTCCTTCGCCTCGCTCTCCTTCGCTATCATCTTGAGGCTATGTTCGAGGTCCGCGTCCTCCAACGCTCGGTTCTCAAGTTCGTTCAACTTGAGCTCCCTATCTTCATAGACTTCATCAATTTCTAAGAAGTCCTTCAACTCCTTTCGCATCTTCTCGTATGCGTCGTGGATGTTGCGCCTTGTCTTCTGCAACGAGTTCTCGCTCGATTCCTCGAACTTGGAGTCTATCTCGTCGAACATGTCGCCGACTATCTTATTGACTTCGTCCACGGAATCCTTGAATTGAGCGTCGATGCGTGTGAGCGCCTTTTGGTATTCTTCCGTGTTGGCGTATTGCTTGTATTTGGCGAGTTGGGCGAGTTGCGCCTTCTTCGTCTCGTTCGCGTTGACGAGCAGTTCTCCGTATGTCGAGCCTTTATCCGCCTTGGCTATGCCGTTGATGGCTTGCATCGCCTTCGCTCTTGTCTCCGCTTCCTTCTCCGCCTGCTCCTTCTTCTTGATAATGTCCGTCAACTTCATCTCCGCGGATATTCTGTCCGCTATCTTCTGTTTTTCCTTCAGCAGAATGTCGTACTCTTCGTTAAGAAGTTTATGCACTACTTCTTTCTCTTCCTCATACACCGCCATATCCCTTTCAAGGATTTCGCGCATGTTCATCCTATTGTAACTAATCCCTTTCTTCTCGAACTCCTCGATGGAATCATCGAATTGTTTCTGTCTCGCCTCCTTCTTCTTCTCAATTTCTGTTAGTCTCTTGTAATAGTCGTTGATGTTTTCATTTATCTTCGAGTTCTTAACATTAGAGACATTGTCTATCGCAACTGCGAACTGGTTATTGGCGAAATCACTCTTCGCTTTCGCAATCTGTTCAGCGAGGCTTCCTCGAATCAATTGTTCATTCGTGTAACCTTTCAGCGACGGCACGGCTTTCTTTATTCTGTCTATCGCATCTATCAGGTCATTGACGGATGAACTCTTCTTGTGTATGCTCTCTAAGTCTTTGATTATCGATTCGTACTGATTCCGCACATCCTTTAACATGTCGTTATGCAGGTTATCATCCGCATTGACATTCGAGAAAGGTAGTTTGGCGATGATTTTGTCGATTCCGTATTTGATTTTAGCGAAGAAGTTGTCCCATGCCTTGCCTATTATGTCGAATGATGATTTATAGCGTTCTATGAAGTCGGGTATGATGGAGAAAAGTGCGCCGATTCCCATGCCAGCGACTCCGAACTTAGCCATCCCCGCGATTGAGCCTACCGCACTACCAAGACCGCTCGCCCCTGCTCCCTTTATCGCGTTGCCGAGCCTGCGGGATGCGGCGATGTTCATCCTCTTGTTGCGGGCTTCCTCCCTTCTGTCCATCGCCTCTATCTTCTTGCGCTCCCGCTCCTGCTCCTTGAGTTGGCGCATGTTCTGCGTGTGCGCCTGCGTGCGTGTGCGCTCCAACTTTCTGACGGACTGCCCCAATACGGTCAGCCCTTGGTTTGCTTGCCGAAGTTGCGCCTTAGACTCGTTGCCGAGTCCCTGCTCGCTCACAGATAGCCTGCGTATCTCGTTCTGCAATGCGACGATGCTCTGTGTCGCCTCCGTGGTGGTAATCTTGCCGTCCTTCATGTCCTGCGTGATTTCCTTTCCCCACGTTGCGAGCCGTTGGATGCTCTTCTCCGTAGATGCGCCCATCTTATCGAAGACGCTCTCGAGGTCTTCTACATCGAGTTGCGCCTTCTTCGTGTCTATCTGTACTTCGTAATGCAGTTCCATTCAATCTATCTTATAGAAGTTGGTCGAATATCTCATTGGCGTGCCGTGGCACGAATTTCTCTTTTCTCTCTTCCTCTTCCCTCTCGTCCTTGTCTGTGTCTGTGTCGTATGATGGTATCGATGCGTTTAACAATACGATGTTCTTGTAACTCCTGCGGTTGAGTATCTCCTCGTAGTCCATGCGGAAGTACTTCATCACTCCTCCGATGGTCGCCCATGGACTGCTTCCGTCTCCTTTCCTCCGTTTATCCTTTTCACGCCTCGCAGGAAAATCGAAGCGTTGAAAAAAAAAGCGAAATCGAAGGTCTCATACACGATGCTCATGCACTTCTTGAGCGTCCGTGTGTTCATCTTTTTCTTCACGTACCACCCGAATATCTTACGCAACGCCTTGTTTCTGAATAGCGCTATCAGCGCTATCTCCTGCGTGCATTCCACATCGAGCGGGCTATCGAACGCGAACTTTGCGACCCCCTTGGATGCGTCTATGTCCGTCTCTTCCATCATACCCGATATTTCGCCTATCTCGATGACCTGCGAAAGCGTCAGCGGTCGGGCGTAGATTGGCAACATCCCGACGAGGAAGAACTTCCCCCTCTCCTTCAGCGTGTCTATTGTCTTCGTGTCCATCGTCTCTTCTCCTTAGTCTTAGCCGTTAAATGAAGGGTGAGGGTGTCGCCACCCTCACCCGTTCCTTGATCAATTGTCGGTCGTCTCCTCCCACTCTGCGCCAGCGATTTCCTCGCCTGCCGCATTGTAGTTCGCCAACTTCGTGAACTCCAACTGCAAGTTCGGGAAACCGCTCTTGCCAATTGTACCCGTTCTATTCACCCTTACGCTCATGCGGGCGTAGCGGTAAATCTTGGAAGGGAAACCGCCGTGCTTGCGTGTCTTGATTTCGACGCACTGGTTCGGTAACTCGAAGTCCACGGACTCCTTCATGATACTGCCTTCCTTGACATAGCCTAAGAGGTAGTTGTAAGCCTCTTCGCTCATGTCGTAGGTCTGCAGGGTGAAGCCCTTAGAGCCTCCGTCCGTCTTGATTGTCGCGAAGAAATCGTCACTATCCTCAATCTCGATGTTCGTCTCCGTCGGTGCGGTGTCGGTGTACGAGAAGGAATCCTTCACGATTGCCGTCACATCGAAGGTCGGAAGACCCACGACGGTGTCGAAGTCGATGTATGAGCCGACCTCGAAGGAGATGTTCTTCACATAGTCGTTCACCGCCAATGTCTTTGTAGACATGTACGGAGTCACCGACCCTATCTTTATCTCGTTAGCGGAAGGGCTCGCCGTGTCGTCGGCTACCACCTTCTTAGCACCCGTAGTGCCTTGCGCGACTTGATAGTAACCACTCCTATCCACTTCGGTGGAAGGAGCGAGCTTCAAGTAGCGCAGTCCGTAATCTGCCTTAGCCATATTAGTGTCTGTTTATATGTTTAACCATTTGTAGCGTATTCGTCCGCTGATAACGTATTGCTTCGTGGTGTCGTCGTAGTTGACGCGTGGCGTTCCGTCGGTCTCCAAGATGTGACCCGTCGTGACCTCACCTTCCTCCAACATGTCGTAGAATAGCCTCAGAAGGCTTGCGCATCTGTTCTTGTCGTCCACATCCGCCCCATTGTAGCGTACTGGCTTCGTGTAGATGTTGACAAGCACCACGCCCGTCTGAATCTGAGAATCGAGCCCAGCGACGAACATCACCACGATGTCCTCCTCCCTCGAGGAAGGGGGGCGCATGTTCGAGCGGTACACGCTACCGCCTACCGACTGCCCCAACACGCTCCCCTTGACTAAAGAGAAGAAGGTTCGTTCTATGTCGTTGCTCGTGAGCATTGATTCTTGTTATTTGGATTGTTGAAGTAGTTTGTTGAGCATCCTCTCCGCCGTCTCCTCCGTGTCGAGTTGCGCGCTTGTCAGCACGTCCTTTCCGTGGATGTCTTCCACGTATGACGCGTAGTTCATTCCAGCGCACACAATCAGCACGATGCCTTGCGGAAATTCGGATTGTAGTCTCGCGAGTAGTTCCCTTGCCTTCTGCGCCCCTTCGTCGCCCACTCCCTCCGCACCCGATACGATGTAATCGCCGCTCTGTCTTACGGGTTCGCCGTCTTGCAGTATGATGTACCCGATTGATGAGCGGAGGTTGCCAGTTCGGTTCATATAGTTGCCCTGCTCCCTCGCTATCGTCACGGCTCGCTCACCGATATACGATAGCGTCTCGACGATGCCGTTCACGAGGTTGCCTATCTCGGCGTTCATGTCGGCGGAAATCTTGTCTATCCACCCATTTGTGAACATCTTGATAGGTTGCTTCTTGATTGGCATATCAGACAACTATTTTAATGCGACCCTGCGTCGGTACGAGTTCGGAAGAGATGACCTCGAAGTCGCCGAGTTGCTTGCCGTTCCTCGTTAGGCGCACCTTCGCGCGTTCCGAGTAGTCGAAGCCGACCGACGATTCTAGAAGGACGATGTATGAGGCTACCTTCTCGATGTTGTCCATCGTGCGGACTAAGTCGTTCATCCGCACGGTTTGAACCGAGCAAGGAATCGGTTCGCTCCATTCGTTCGCCTCACCCTCGGTTGTGGTCTCCGTCGCGGTGGTTTCCTCTTCCGTTCCCGTCTCCCGCGTCCCCTCTTCGGGTTCGCCTTCCGTCTCCGTCTCCGATTCACCGCCGACAACCTCGCCGAACTCGTTAAGCGTCACCGCCTCGCCGTATTCGTCGAGTTCCACCTCCTCGGGGTCGATGTGGTATTGTAGCGTTCCGTTGTGCCTCATAATCGTTTGGAATTTACCATCTATTGGAGATGTCGTCTATCACCCTCACGAAGTTTTCGAGCTCCTCATCCGCATCAAGACCGTAAAGACCGCACCAATAGGCGATGCTGTTCTTCACCCGCTCAGCGAATACGCTTGTGGATATTCCGTTCTCCGAACGGCTGCCCTCAACGTAGCCGATGACGAGCGAGAGGGCGCACCGAAAGAGTTGCACATCCTTCGGTGTAGCCGTTGCGCTCGCGTCTATCCCTTCGTTGAAGCACACCACCTCGATGGTGCTATCGTCGGGATAGAAAGTGTTGCAAATCGCATTGCAAAGGTTCTTGATGACTTGATGATTCGTCATAGCGTCTCTGTGATTAAGACTCTACCGTGAGTTGGTAGATGTTGTTAATCTGAGTGATTACAGGAAGAGCGACCGCCTCGGCTTTCGTCATCTCCTTCTGATTAGCGCCGTTGGTGTCTCCGCCTCTCCACTTGGAGACTTGGATGCGTCCGTACTTGGAGTAAGAAACTCCTTGCTCAGGCATCAACTCGGCGTTCGTGTAGGCGTTCTTGATTACGCCCAACTGACCAGCAGGCACGAACACGATGTTCTTGTCGTTGAACGGAGTGAGCTCCGTGAGAGAGCCGTCGGCGTTCTGCGCGTTGCACAAGCGGTTGATGACGCGGATTTTCGGCATGTCGTTGCTTTCCAAGTACTCGTTCAACTTACCGCCAGTCAAGATGCCGTTTGAGAGGTCAGTTCCGAACACGGAAGCCCTAGCTTTAGGAGTCTTAACAAGATAGTTGAAGCGGGCTTGTGACATCCACACCTCCGCGATCTTTGTCTTTTGACTCGCTGTCATCACGACATCGTAGATGTCTTGGATGCAGTCTACGGATGCCACGTTGGCGGCAGTCCATTCCGTGGTTGCGCTCGCTTTGTTCGCGCTCGGCATCTGATAGTTGATGGTGTCCTTCACGCCACCCTCGGGGTTATTCGTGGAGTTCAACGTGCAGATTCCGCCGTTGGAAATCGCGTTGAGGAAGATGTAGTCCAACTTGCTGTTCACGCCGTTCACCACATCCTTCACATCGCCGAACATCAACTCGATGAGAGCCTTCTTCTTGTCCTCTGGTGACAAGTGGCGGGACTCTTGAAGTTGCAACACCCTGCGGTAGTTCTGCACATCCATCGGAATGGAAATCGCGTGGGTGAGGCACTTCTCCTGCATGACCTCCAACCCGCGAGGGCTGAGGACTGGCTCTTTGGAGTAATCGCCTATTGTGCCCGCCATGATGGTGATGTTGCTCTTGCCGATTGCCTCGGAGAATTGCAAGCCCATCTCGGGAATGTCCCATTTAAAAACGCTCTCGAAGATGTTCTTGTCGAACAACTCCTTCTTCTGCTTTGATGCCTCGTCTATGACTACTTGGATTTGCTTCGTCAAATCGCCGAATATTGAAGAGAAAAACAATTTTTCTGCCATGATAAACCTCCTTTCCTACTTAGAATAATACCTTGATGTTCGGGTTCAATTTGAGGCAGAAAGAGCCCGTATTGAACCAGTCCGCACTCGTCACAACTCTCGATTTCAGCACGAACGCCTCGTGCGCCAAGTCGATGCAGGTCACGCCCTTGGTGGAGTCAACGATGAGGTCAGCCTCAACAACGGCGTTAGGGATGTACTTCGCAGCCGCTGGAGTAGCCGCTCCTCCGCCTTGACCAGCCGCATACTCGGTGCACTCTTGGAGCACATCGCCTGCCGTCACGCCGGTGATTGCGCTTGCTACGGTGATGACATCGTAGTCGGCGTTGGTCTTGTCGATTGAACTGATTTCAGGGGAAGCGTCTGTTTTTCCCACCTTCATAACGATATCGCCAGTTTGGAAGAGCGAACCCTTCTTTACTCTGATTTTCGTGGTCGTTCCGCCCGTAACAACCTCCGCAACCTTGCAGACGGCGAACTTGTTGCTGTCGCCTGTGAGGATTTGACCGAACGTGCCTTTCGGGATGACCGTGCCGTCCGCGAACTCCTGCTTGATTGCGAATCCGTTAGGGAGAACCTTGCGCTCCTCGCGCCAAAAGACCTCGACTACTCCGTCGTAAGCCTTCTTGTTGAATTGGATTCCCATGTTTGTTTTCGTTTTTTAGTGAATGAATAGAATTTGCTAACACCGAGCGAATCGGCTATTAGAGGCTATTCACGTAGTCGAGAGCCGCCGATTTGTCGGCTTCCTCGATTGCCCGCGGGTCGCTGAACTGACCATCCAACGAGTTGTTGACGAGTTCCTGCTTGATTTCCGAGAGAACCTTCTCGTAGTCCGCATCGTCGGCAATCGCCACGTTCTTCATGATGAAGGACGGAATGCCGAGTTCCTTCGCCTTCGCGTTAATCTGCTCAGTCCTTAGCCGTTTCGCCTGTTCGAGTTTGAACTTGTCGGCTTCCTCCTTGAGTTGCTTAATCGTCTGCTCTTGTTGCTCCCTGTAGGATTTGAACCATTCGGGCTCGTCCGCGCTCGGCTTCGGTGGCTGAGGTGTCGGGTTCGGGTTCTGCAACTTGGCTTTAAGTTCCTCGATTTGTTTAAGGAGCGCCGATTTTTCTTCCTCGTGCTTCGATTTACTCGTCTTCCTTGTGATTTCACCCTGCATCATGCGGGCGAAGTTTACAAGTGAATCCGCAACTTTCTTGACATCCTCGTCCGAGGAGTCGTCTTTAAGACCTTGCGACCCGTTCTCGGCGAGTTCGTCCAATGCCTTGTCAGTCAGTCCGAAGTCCTTGCAGAGTTCTGACAATGACTTGCGTAGTTTGATGTTCATAGTAAAATAGTGTTTGTTTTCGGCGACTAAAATAATAAATTACTTAATAAGTAGTATATTTTTCCACTAAAATTTTTATTTATAGTGATTTTGCCTTATTTTCGCATATCCATTAGGTATATTTTTTGTACAATACTTTTGCAATACAGAGACATAAGAAGACAGACACTGGGAGGTTCGGCGTTGTGAAATGCCGAGCCTTTTTTATACTTGTTAAGTAGTGATTTTTTCCGTTTGATTTTCAAGTGATTACATATTTTTATATAAATTTTTATTGGATTTGCTTTGTATATTCAATATTTATATATATATTTGTATTGTTGAAAGAGAAATTAATATTAACACTTAATAGATAGGCTTATGAAAACGATAGCGATAATTGGTCAAGTAGATGCGAAAAGCGGATTAGTAGATGCGTGGTGCAGAATCATAGCGGATACGGAGTGTGAGCTCCGCTTCAAGTTGAAACAACTATACCAAGACATATTTTGGCAAGAGAAGGAGGACACCATAGCCGTGTACGAACTTGTCACAGATCCGTACGGATACCAACACACAGGCAAAGAACTTTTTAGAGTGAAGAGCAGTCTATTTTGGGCAAAGAAATAATAGCTAACCAGCGGGGGGGGCAACCCCCGCACAAATTAAAGCTTATGACAATGGAATCAAGAATCAAGGCATTCATCGATGCGCACATCGACGAGATGCCGAAACTGAGGGCTATGTATGAAAAATGCCAATGCTTCATCGACGAGGTGATGGACATGAAGGACGGCTACCACTTCACGAGGAAGTACCTCGGCGGTGGCGCATGGCAAGTGCTAATCGTGTTCGAGGAGGACAAATGCGACTTCGGTTGCGAATTGGCGCGGAAGATGGAGGGCATCGGCATCGTGACGCGCTGCGAGGACAATGAGGACGACATCTCCATCCTCGACTTCACAGACCGCATCGAGGATGTGATGTGGGAGTTCATATATGATTATTGGAGGAGCAAGAGACACCGATAACCCCGACTTATTAACAAAACGCCGTATATTCCATATTTTTACCTATCTTTGCGATGAAAACCAAAGAGATGTAAGAGTATGGAATATCGTTGTAAATGTGTCCATGTCCACCTATTCGAGCCGTTCGACGGGGAGGTGGACTATTATTTTGGAAGCGTGTCCGCCGTGTACGATGTACTTAATAAGGATGTGCTCGGTATCGTGTACACCTCGTTGCAGAACGTGCTGACGAAGGCGAACCCGAATTTCTCGAACAAGAAGTGTGAGATAAAGATTCGCCCTTACATCCGCAAGGAGCAACCGACAAGGCGGGAAGCCAACAACCTATCTAAGAAGAAGGAGCGGGCGGATGAGGACAAACCGCAGAGGATTGTATGGGGCAAGTAAGTGGGCGGGGCTATTCCTATTCCCCATCCGCCTCTTTGATTATCTTATCGACTATCGATGTGTTATGGCGTAGAAAGTAAGGCTCTTTGCCGTTCCTGCGCCATTTTTTTATGTTCTGCCTATTATTCTCAACATACGCCTTGAAGTTCTCGGGCATATCCTCCAACGGCTTAGCCTTCGGTGTGTACTTCTCCCCACTTATCTTAGCCTGCGCCATCTTGATAACCTCGTCCTCATCGAGGAGTAACGGCGTGCTGATGCACATGCACTGCGGATGCCATCCCTCGAACACGAACTCCTTAGGGTAGTTGCCTGCGAGTTCGTCGCATATGTCCTCCTCCTTGTGACCCCTCGATGTCTGTATCTTCTGACCGAGAACGAAGTCGAGATTCTGCCATCGCTCGTTGTCCGCCCGTCTGTACGCCATGTTCGTCTCCGTGCGTGTGATTCTCATGGCGTTCTTCGATGCGCTCTTGTAGTAGCCCGTACCCGTCTTGTAGGTGTCCTTGTCGCAATCCACGAATCTGTATCTGCCGTCCTCCGTCTTCACCCTCTTCTTCCACTTCCTCGAGTAGACGGGCTTCCCCTCCTTGTCCTCGCCCACCTTGTAGCGGAATCGTCGGAACATGAGGTCAGGGTCGTTGAGGTACTTCTTCACCATCCGCTTCATCGTCGACGCGCTCTCGCCCTCACCCATCGAGATGGTCATCGCCACCTCCATCTCGTCACGTAGTTGACGAACTGGCTTCCATATCCTATCCGATAGCGTCAAGCCCGCCTCCGTTCTGTTCATGAAAGCGTTCATAGCCTGAGCGTTGCGGTGAAACCATCCTACGATGCTCGGGTTCTGCGCCACCTCGTTGCCCACGATTGCGGTTATCATCTTGTCCGTGTCATCGTTCGCCTCGCCCCATTCAAACTTCATATCCTTGCGTATAGCCGTGACGATGAGCGAGTGCAGACGGCGGAGCAAGCCGTCCACCTTGCCCTGCTTCGGCTCTGAGAGCGAATCGAACGAGAACATCTCGCCCTCGCCCAAGGTCGGCATCGTCTTGTTGATGTCCAAGATGTCGTCCACCGTCTGCGCGAATAGTGCGCCTATCTGCGCCATGTAGGCGTTAATCCGCCCGATTCTGTCCCTCGTAGCCATCTATCAGTCCTCCGTACCTTCTCCCGTCTGTGCGTTGTTGTCCTGCATGGTAAGCAGTTTGAGTTGCCTTTGCGTCGCCTCCTCCTGCGCCTGCCCGATGCGTTCCATCTCGCGCGTGGCGTCCTTCACGAGCGGGTTCATCTCGATTGCAGACTCCTGCGACATGATGCCAGCGTCGGCGCACTTGATTAGGTTCGTTATCGCGTCCGCCACATCCTCGCCGAACGGCTCTTGAAACTCGTGGGCGACCTGCAATCTATCGCACTGCGACTTGAGCGACACATCGAGCACGTTGCCGATGATGGAGGTTATCAAGGTGCTACATCTATCGAGGAGTTCGTCGTGCGTCTCCTTGCGCTTGCTCGCCTTGATGTCAGCGAGCATCATGACCGTCTTCAGCGCCTTGGCTGAGAGTTGGGATACCGATTTCAGCGACTCGGTTGTGATGTTGGGTGTGAAGGTTTTCTGCATGATTTGCGTCTGCAACCACTCCATCTCGTCCTTCTTGCTCTGCGGTGCGCTATCCCATGTCAGATACTTCACCGCGTCGTTCACGCCGTCTTGGTCGTTCGTGATGAGCAGTTTTCCCGCCTCCTCCTTGTCGGGCATCTTCTTAGCCACGTCACCGCGCAATACGGCGATAGGGTCGGCGAAGTAGTCGTTCGTGTCCGCCGTCCGTGAGGCGATGCTCTCCTCCCTCTCGATGAGCTTCTCCGCACCCGCCCATTCCTTTTCCTGCTTGAAGTAGATGACGGGTATCTTGCCTATGAGGTTCGGCTCTTTCTTTACATCCCACTTTCCGTTGTTCTCAGTACACTTGTATGTCGCTTCCTTGGTGAAGATGTCGAAGTGGTAGACCTGCATGTCCTTGTCGTCGAGCGTATAGTAGCCCCACGCGAAGGCGAGCAGGTTCTCGTACTGGTCGAACCTCGTATATATCTCGTCGCCCTTGCTCCTCGCAAGCACGCGGATTTGGCAGTCCGCCTTTCCGTCCTCGTTCTGAAACGTGCGGAACAACATCGCCGACTCCGTCTCCGCACCCGCCAACCTTTTGCACTGCCTAATCTTCGAGTCGAAGCGCAGTTTCTTGATGCGGTCTATGTACGCGCTGAACGCCTCGTCCGTGTCTTCAGACACCTGCGACCACTTCACGGGGCGACCGTAGAGGAACACGAGGGCTATCTCGTTAATGAATACTTGGTAAGGGACGGGGAGTTTCCATACGTTGATTGTCTTGACGACCTTCCCGCTCTTGTCCGTAACGCACTTGTCACGGCGTTCCATCACGTTGTGCATGATTGGGATGTACTCTCGGATAGCCTCGTCCACCTCCGAGGAGCGGAAGACCATCCTATCCTTCACCGCCGTGATGTCGCCCTTCTCGAGCAACTGCTCGAACCGCTGGTTCATTCCGACCAGCGTGTTTCTGTTCTTGAAGAAATCGATTAGTAGCATAGTAGTGTTTGTTTTTTATCGTTGTCTCATTTTTTTATAGTCCGAACATCGACTTGCTGAAGCCCGAGAAGTCCTCCTCTTCCTCCATCAAATCGTTGATGGCGTAGCCTAGGATGTCCACATACTCGTCGTGCTTAGCCGTCGGGAATCCGCACACCTCATCGAGGAAAGGCTCGTTCCAATCACCTTCGACAAGTAGGACACGACCGCACTCGATGCGTGGCGAAACGACTTTGAAGCGCGTCTCCTTCGAGTCCGTCGGCGTGGGCGTCGGCTTCACGTTTAGCGATGAAATCTCCATCAGCATCTGCACCACGCTCTTTCCGTTCGCCTTCGGCTCTACGTGCAGGATGCTCTCCCTATCCCCTTCGTGCGCCTTGATGTACTCGGGCAGGAAGCGGAGCAGGTCGGGCATCTCCTTGTAGACCTTCTGCGCATTGTAGATGTAGATGTACTGACCTATTCGGCAGGCGGCGAGTATACCGCTCGGGTCGTTGTCCGTCGCCTTGCGCTTCTCGTACGCCGTGTCGAGGTAGAAGTGCATCGGCTCGTTATAGCGCAATGCCTTGAAGTCAGCCATCGTGATATGTCCGAACCATCCGCTCTTCACGATGTTTCCGCCGTCCGCCATCGGCGACTGGCGCATTTGACAGGCGTACTGCAAAGAGCCTAAGTCGAGCATGACCTCGTCAAGCACGGAGCGGTTCAGCCTAACGGGGTCGAGCAGTCCGTCCACGTACCGCTCCTTCAGTTCCTCTGGGCATACGTTGTCGCTCAGTTCTGCGGGTAGGCAGATATGCTTTATCTTGTCCGCCTTCTTCTTGAGCAGGTAGCCCGTCACATCCTCCTCGTGCAGGCGTTGCATGATGGTGATTGTAGGTGTATTCTCCTTGTTGACCTTACGGGATGATAGAGTCTTGGTGTGTTCGTTCGCCGTGACCCTCATTTGGTCTGAGTTTGCCTGCTTCGGGTTAACGGGGTCGTCGTTGATGATGACATGGGCATGATAGCCCGTGATGGTCGCCCCCGTGGATGTGGCGTATCGGAAACCGCCCTCCGTTGTCTCGTAGTGTTGCTTTCCGCTCTTGTCCCTCCTTAGTGTCACGTTGGGGAACAACTTCGCGTATAGGTCGCTCGTGATGATGTCCTTCGACTTGATGCTCAGTTCGATGGACAAGTCCCCCGAATACGAGTTCGTGATTATCTTGACCCATGGGGCGAGCGTCCATATCCATGCGGGGAACATAATGGATACTATCGTACTCTTCGATGTGCCAGGGGGTATGTTGATGATGATGTCGTAGGGCTTGGGTTGCCTGCTTACGATGTATTGCGCCAACTTCTGCAACTCGTCGCACAGATACTCGATGTGCCAGTTCCACACGGGCTCTTCTTGAATGATGACCGACCAAAACTTCTGCACGAAAAAATAGAAAGAGCGACGGCACATCTCCGCCCTCGCCATCAGTATCGTGTCCTTGTCCAAATCGTTCAACCTCATCCGCCATCCCCCGTCCGTTTATTCGACATTGATCTCCGCTATCGCCTTGAGTTGCTCGTCCGTCAGTTTCGACACGTCGAGCTTCGCGGGTATGAGGTCTTTGCCATCCTTCCCAGTAATTTCCGCCGTCTCGACATAGCCCCTCTTCTTTCCCTTCGTCTTTAGGTAGAATATTGTGCTTGTCGGGTTGCCTGCCTTAATCTGTTGCAATAGGCTACTCTCCGCGAAGTCGATGCACGACTCTGCTATTGAGTCGATAGCGGCGCGAAAATCCGCGTCTTTCTCGTACCAATCGTAGTAAGTGGTTCGCGCTATTCGGGCGGCTTCACAACTCGCTGTTATGTTGCCGAGCGTCTTTTTCATCTTCTCGATTACTACAGCCTTTTTGTTGATGTTCGATTTTGTAGCCATAATTAACTGATTTAGTTATTTATTTTGTTGTCATAAAAACCTTGCGTATTTCCGCAAGTACTTTCTTCTTATTCCTCCGCCGTAGTCAACTTCTACTATCTCTGAAGTCATCGCCACAACCTTTCCTTCCCTTCCGGTTCTTGGTTCTTTAATGATAGTTGTATCGTTTTTAATTGTTATTATCCTTTGCCTTAAACCGTGTAGTTTCCGCGTCCCTTGCGGCTTTTGCGTTCTATGCGTACACTTCTGCCGCCTGAGTTTCTTCCCATAATCAGTCTTTTTTAGCGTTAATAAAATCATTTATATATAAAAGTCCGTTCCTTTGGCAGAACTTCTCCGCATCCTTACCTCCTCCGTACACGACGAGATTAGGCGTTTCTTTCCCGCTGACCCTTCTTGCCGTTTCGAGGTCTATATTCAGCAAGTCTATCTGACCCGCAAGACCTCGGGTGAAGAAAGCGTCCCATCCTTCGGGAACACCGAGCGTGTTGTACTCGGCGAACTTCGGCGCTACGTTCAAGTCAACATACACGTCAACGCCCACCTCCTGCATATAGCGGGCAAGCCATCTCTTCTTGTAGATGAGTTGCAATCCGTACGCTATAGGTGTTTGGTCATGAAGAGAGCAATTCGGTTCTACTATCTTTTTGCATCCCGACTCGACGAGTTTAGACGGGTCTCTAAATAGAGCATCGAACCGATAATCATCAACGTAGAAATGATAAGTGTTCACTCCTACGGTTAGGCGACTATTTGCCCCCCACGGTGTTATCGGCAGTTCCACACGCCCCGCCATGTGCTCTTTCAGCAGGCAAGGTATTTCTAGGTCATTGTCGGAAGGAAGCAGGATGTCGAGTATGACTGGCTTCTCCTTCACTTGCTCATCATCTTCTTCGTCTTCTTCTATTTCATCTTCCTCCTTGTCAGCCTTCACATCGAAATCTGAAATCTCCACGCCCCAATCTCCGAGTTCGACCGCATCCCACTCGTTGGCGAGGATGTCCCAATCGTCAGAACCGAAAGCAACATTATCCTTAATCGCATACTCCCTCAACTTCTCGACGGGGGTATCCTCGTCCAGCACCTTGCACGGGATTTCCTTGTAACCCAAATCCTTGCAGGCTCTGAAACGCATGTTGCCTGCGATGATGACATACTTTCCATCGTTCGGATAGACGAGCAGTTCACGCAAAGCCAGCATCTCGGGAGCGTCCTCGATGGACTTCTTCAGCGCCTCGAAGCGGTCGTCTCGTATGAATCTCGGATTCTTCGGCAGTCCTTCGATTTGCCCCTTGTTCACTTCGAGGTCTCGGATGTGTATGTTCTTTTGGCTAACCATTTGCTAATTTGTTTGTTAGATTACGCAAATTAAATAAAAAACTACTTAATAAGTACAACTATTTGAGATAAAAAATTATATTTGTGACCGAAAGGTCAACAAAAAAAACATTCTTACAACATGACAGACAACGCCTATATCTACATTATCAGCCCCGTGGTCGTCGCCATAATCGGCGGAATCGGGTATTTGGTTAAGTACCTGCTGGCGAAGCAGGACAAGAAGCATGAAGAGGAAATCCAAGAGCGCAACAAGCGCAGGGATGAAATCGAGCAACGCCTAACGAAGGCGGAACAATTGCAGGAGAAGACGGAACGGAGGCTCGAGAACGCAGAGAAGCGTTTCACACGAGCTATCTCCATCGTGGTGGGGTGCGATAATCCGAACTGCCCGACACGCCCCCGTTTGGCTGAGTGGCTGAAAAACGAAGAAAAGGAGGAATAGATTATGGAGATACTGATAGAAAGAGCATACAAGAAGGCGGACTATACGATAGGACGCTTCTTCATCAACGGTGAGCGCATCTGCGAGACCATCGAGGACAAGGATAGGGGACTGACGCAGGACATGAAGGAAGAGGACATCAGACGGCGCAAGGTGTACGGACAGACCGCTATCCCGACGGGTCGCTATGTGGTCGGCTTCACCTATTCGCCGAAGTTCTCGCAATGCTCATACGCGCAGGGCGGTGGCAAGATTCCGCTCATATACGGGGTCAAGGGCTTCAACTCGATACGCATGCATTCGGGCAACTCGGCGAAGGACTCCGAAGGGTGCGTGATTTTGGGGGAGAACAAAGCGGTCGGCATGGTGCTGAACTCCGCTAAGACCTGCGAGAAAGTCTTCGCTCGGATGTATGAGTCGTATCTTAGGAATGAGCCGATTTTCTTAACGATTAGATAACTGACATCGATATACACAACTTGTGTTTCCATTTAACGTAAAGTAGCGTAGGGGTTCACCGTGATGGTGCGCCCCTATTTTAATTTTGTTGCTGTTTTGTTGCTCGACCACTTGCAAAGTGGATTTATCGTATTGTAATTCAGTTATTTACATTCATTAATTAAGATTCTGTATCGGAAAGTAGGGCAAAAAATCATATGACACAATAACGACATACATGCGACATAAAAACGCACATTAGTAGCGGTTTGACTATTGTTTTTATCGCTTCGTTTATGCTATCTTTGTGTCGTCTCTGTGCTATTAACTTGTTGCTCCGTTGTTACTTCTCTATGTAGAGCAACAAAAGAAACAAAAATGCGAAAGAAATTATGCGTGAAAGGAAAGTCAAAGAGCCGATAAAGGTTCGGCAACGTCTTTTGAAGGACGGCAACATCAGCTTGTATCTCGACATATATTATGAAGGTTCGAGGAATTACGAGTATCTAAAACTTTATCTGATACCTGAACGGACGAAAGAGGACAAGGAAAGGAATAGGCAGACTCTACAACTCGCCAACTCAATCAAGGCGAAGAGAATCGTGGAACTGCAGAACGGGGAGTACGGCTTCAAGAACTCGTTCAACGCCGACGAGGTGCGGTTCTTCGATTACTACGAGTCCATGTGCGAGGAAAGGAGGAAGGAGGGCGGGAAGTCCCGCGGGAACTTCGGCAACTGGTTCTCGTGCCTGCACCACCTTCGCATGTACGAGAGGAATAAGCGCATCACGTTCGCGAGGATAACTCCCGAATGGGTGCAGGGCTTCAAGGACTACCTCGATAGGGAGGCGGTGGCATGGGCGCACGACACGAGGAAGAGGAAGAAGGACGCGCCTCTGTCACGCAACTCGAAGATGAGTTACTTCAACAAATTGCGAGCCTGCATCAATAGGGCGTTCGAGCAACATATAATCATGGATAACCCTCTGCGTGGTATTGAGAGCTTCAAAGAAGAGGAAGGCAAACGAATGTATCTAACTATCGATGAACTCAAGAAATTAGCCAACACAGAATGCCAATACGACTTCATAAAGAAGGCTTTTCTTTTCTCGTGCCTCACTGGTCTAAGACGTAGCGACATCGAAAATCTGAAATGGAGCGACGTGCAGACGCAAGGTCTCTTCACGAGGATTATTTTCAAACAAAAAAAGACAGGAGGTCAGGAATACCTTGATATAGCACCGCAGGCGGTCGAGCTGATGGGCGAACGTAAGAATCAGTCCGATTATGTTTTCGAATACCTGCTGACGACATCTTGCACTAATCGAGTGATTCAGGAATGGGTGCTGATGGCTGGAATCAACAAGAAGATAACCTTCCATTGCGGTCGTCACACGTTCGCAACCATGATGCTCGACCTTGGGACGGACATCTACACCGTGAGCAAATTGTTGGGTCACAAGGACATCTCGACGACGCAGATATACGCTAAAATCATGGATAAGAACAAACAGAAGGCGGTGGCGAATATCCCCGACATATTCTAAGTTTCAAAAAAAATGGTGTGTGCGCATCTCACGATGAACACACACCTTAAGAACAAATATATGAAAAAGTTTGCAGTGTCAATCCTTATTTAAGATATTCGTCAATCTCATCGATAAAATCATCGAGTGAACGGCATATCACATACTTGTAGCCGACACGCTCGACCTTCGTCTGCCATTCCTTCTGTGTCGGTTGTTGCTTCCCTTTTTCCGTCTTCATCTCCACGCATAATCCGTGGTGGCTCGTGTTAGGAACGAGAAGGAGAAGGTCGGCGACACCAGCCGTCACGCCCTCCGCCTTCATGATTGCGCCCTCTATTCGCCTGCGTGAACCTCCATTCGGAACGGCGAACAGTAGTTTGGAATATTCGGGATAGTGATATCTGAACCACTTGACGCATACCTGCTGTATTTTCGATTCTTCGTGTCTCATATTAGTGTCTGTTTATTAATAAAATGATAAAACCCGCCAGCAGGTCTTCGCAGAGGTGCTGACGGAAAAAATAAAGCTTATGATATGAAAAATATGATAACATCATTCTTGTCTGTCCATTTCTCACTTAAAATCCAACTTTTATAAAATGTTGATTTTTATTCAATTAAACTATATTGATACTTAAATCTCGCTTAATCTCACTTAATAATCATTCATGTTCGGAAGTTCGGCATCGAGCCAATACTTCACATATGGTATGTTCCAACCGCCTATGCCATATCCGAACGAGCCGAAGTTGTTCGGGTCTACACGGTGCGCGAACACGACTCTGTAGTGCGGTGGGTAGTCAGTACCAACGAGCGCGACCACTTCCTTGTCGATTGGTGGCAACTGCTTGCCGTCCGCTGATCTCCATAATTCTTCAGTTCCTTTCATCATCGCTTCCTCCTAAACCTACTTGAATAAGTTCCTAAAAAACGAACTCTTTTCGGGTATCTGCAACGGCTCTTCCTTCGTTTCCAACTCGAAATCCTCGTCCGTCAGTTCGTTGCTATTCTCCTCCTGGTACTCCTCAGGGAAAATAGTCTTGCATATAAATGCAACTTTTTCTTCATCCATGTTAAGATTATCTAACAATTCGTGAATTGCCACCCTAATCACTTCCGACTGCTTGGAAAAAAGT